CTAGCAGAGATAGATGGGCAATAGTAACTGTTGAGGGTTGTGCTACTACTGTTGCTCATTTAGATGATTGCACTGATGAAAATGAGAAAAAGGTTGAATTGACAGGTGCTCATTTTTTAGGAACTTGTTGCAAAAACAGATTAAAGAAAGCTCTTGGTTCTGAATGGAAAAATTACATTCAAAAGTGGGAAGCAACTTTATAAAAATGGTCAAGGGGGAGTACCACAAATCTCCCCCAACTCTTACGGAGAAAAATATGAAAAAAAATAAAATAACAAAAGCAGTGGTAAATGGTATTGCTTATAAAGTTGAAGATGGTGATTTATATTATCTCGATACTGTTAATAACAAATATGAAATGGTAACTTACTTTGAGGATTTTTCTGAATTTGAATTACATTTTCTGAAAAGAACATTACCAAAGTTTAATTTGTATCATGGGGAGTATCTATAATGGGCAAAGTAAAACAAATGGCATTTGACCAAGAAGAAAAATATATTCAAAAAACAATTGAAGAGGGTGGAGATTCTCAACAAGAAATTTTACATAATATTTATAAGAGAGATATTATATTTCACTCTCAGGATGTAATTGAAGATCTTATCTACGATTACTTGGAAGATAATAAACCATAGGGAAAAAGTTATGCTCACAAAATTTACAAAAGAAGATATTCAAAAACACTATGACTTTGTTGCAAAATCTTTAGATAATGAGTTAGTCGCTTATCGATCAAAACAAAACGGATTACTTAGAATTATAGATGTTGAAACTGGATATTGTTTACTTGCTGATGCAGGTTGCCCTTTAACAAAAAATATGGATCAAGCTTTAAATATTGCTAACAAATATTTCCTTAAACTATAGGTCAATCTTGCTTTCTTGCCTAATCTAATGTAAAAAGATTAGGCATGAGAGAATCACAATTGTGGAGGCATCTTGCCTCGATTCAAAAGACCAAAAGAGATTGGCATTTTTTCAGAATAGAATCTAGTACAATCAACGGAATACCTGATGTTAACGGATGTGTGAATGGCGTTGAGATTTGGTTAGAATTAAAATCAGGAGAGAGCAAGAATTATGGTCTGTCAAAATATCAGATCAATTGGCATATCGAAAGACTATCCTGTGGTGGTAATGTATTTATCTTGCTTTTCACCCCTAAGCTGAAAAGCCTGAAAATTCTCAGGCTTGTTCATCAGGCGTTCATCTTGCGTCAAGAAATAAAGTTCGAGCTGCTTGGATCATGTAAATTTAGCGAAAAAAACTTGGAGCGATTGCTAACCGATGTGATAATATGGCAAAATTTAACATAATGTATATTATGCGACAATGTATTCAAGCTCCTCGGTTTAGAAGGCTCATATATTTTCTGGTTTTTGGTAATTTTTTTTTTAATTTTTTCTCAGGTCAGAAAAAAAATGTTACTGTCGGTTGACAGTATAGGTTAAGTTGAATACTAACATATAGGAAGTAAAAGTCTAGCATGAAAAAAGATTTTTTAACAACAGATAAATTAAGGCTCGAAGTAGAGAAGCTATGGATCAAGCACATCAAGCTTTGTCAGGATAATTTTTTATATTTTGTTCAAGAGATGTGGCAAGATTTTATATGTCGTAAAGAAAAAGATCCGAGTCAATGGGGACATCACCAAATCATAGCAAAAGAGTTTACTGATATTGCCCATGAAAAAAAAGGAAGGCTCATAATAAACATGCCTCCAAGGCATACCAAATCTGAATTTGCATCAATTTATTTTCCTGCATGGATGATTGGTAAGAATCCTAAATTAAAAATTATGCAAGTATCACATAACACAGAACTTGCAGTAAGGTTCGGTTCTAAGGTTCGAAACATTATTGATTCCCCACAGTACAAACAAATTTTTGGTGATGTGAAACTTCGTGAGGACTCCAAAGCAAAAGGTAGATGGGAAACAAATCATGGTGGAGAGTATTATGCAGCAGGTGTTGGTGCGTCCATCACTGGTCGTGGTGCTGATTTATTGATTATTGATGATCCACACACGGAACAAGATTCAATGTCAGACATGGCAATGGAGAGAGCTTTTGATTGGTACACTTCAGGACCTCGACAAAGGTTACAACCTGGTGGTTCAATTTTATTGGTTATGACAAGGTGGGCAGAAGATGATTTAACAGGGAGGCTCATAAAAAATCAGTCTGAGGTAAAAGCCGATCAATGGAGACAAATATCTTTTCCTGCAATTTTACCGAGTGGGAATCCTGTTTGGAATGAATATTGGTCTTTAGAAGAGCTTGAAAAAATAAAAGCATCATTACCTATTCGTAATTGGTCAGCTCAGTATATGCAGAATCCTACATCTGAAGAAGGTGCGATTTTAAAACGAGAATGGTGGCAACCATGGAAGGGTGCGACTGTTCCAAATTTAATTCATGTTATACAAAGTTATGATACAGCGTTTAGTAAAAAAGAAACAGCCGACTATTCGGCTATTACAACATGGGGAATATTTCACCCTGATGAAGCTACGCCAGCTTTAATTTTATTAGATGCCATTCGAGGCAAGTATGACTTTCCTGAATTAAAAGCAGTGGCGATGGATGCGTATAAGTATTGGGAACCTGAAACTGTTATCATAGAACAAAAAGCAAGTGGTGAACCCTTGACTCAAGAATTTAGACGCATGGGTATTCCTGTTGTGCCTTTTGTTCCGAGTAAAGGTAATGACAAACATACTAGAGTCAATTCAGTTGCTCCGATATTTGAAAGTGGTCAGGTGTGGTTTCCGTATGGTGAAATGTTTGCTGATGAAGTTATGGATGAGTGTGCTGCTTTTCCTAATGGAGCTAACGATGATTATGTTGATTCAACCACCCAAGCTGTGTTAAGGTATAGGCAAGGTAATTTTATTGAGTTATACTCAGATTACAAAGAACTTGAAGATTTACCAGAGAAGGAATATAGGTATTATTAATGATGAAATCAATTACACCCTTTTACAATCCTCTTAGTGAGATAGAAAAAGAAAGAAAAAATAAAAGATCTAATTCTAGAAGTGAAATAGAAAAAGAAAGATTAAAAAGAGGGGTTCTTAAATATAAAACACAAAGACAAAAAAGAGATGAGGAAGACAGGCGTCTTGCTGATGCCTCGGCTAGTGATTCAACGACCACGGATCAAGAATCTTCAGGAATGAGTAAAGGCGAAAAACTGTTGAAGATTTATGAGACCATGGGTGGCGATCCTTTTGCTTTTTTTAAAGCACCACCAGCTCCTGTTTTTCAAAGCCGTGATTTAATTGGTGAGATTAAAGAAAAGAATGAATCACTAAGAAGAAGTGGTGCTGCACAAAAAATGTTTCCTATGTATTATGAAAAAATGGGAGCTAAACGAGGAAAGTTTGTAAAGACTAAATGTAAACTTGGAAAAAATAAAAAAACAAGGATTTATTAATGGCTGTAGAAAAAAACACTCAACCTGAAGAGAATCAGGAAGAGGCTAGCGAAGAAAAAAAACAAGACCTTGAAGTTGAAGTCGTTGAGACTGATGAAGAGGTAACCCCTGAAGAAGTTGTTGACGCTCAACAACAATTAATGGAAGCTTTCTATAAGAATGTAGCTACTGATCTTGATGAACAAGTTTTGTCTCGTATTGCAAATGAGTTAGTGACTGATTATAAAAAAGATAAAGAGTCTAGAGGAGATTGGGAAAAAGGTTATACTTCAGGATTAGATTTACTAGGATTTAAATACAACGATGAAGGACAACCTTTTAAAGGTGCAAGTGGTGTAACACATCCTTTGTTATCAGAAGCCGTAACACAATTTCAAGCACAAGCTTATAAAGAATTATTACCAAGCGATGGTCCTGTAAGAACTCAAGTTGTTGGAGAAGTAAATTTTCAGAGAGAAGAACAGGCACAAAGAGTAAAAGAGTTTATGAATTATATGCTCATGGATCAGATGGAAGAATACACACCTGACTTTGACCAATTATTATTTTATTTACCTTTAACAGGTTCGGCTTTTAAAAAAATATATTTCGATGACATTATGCAAAGACCTGTAAGTAAATTTGTACACGCTGAAGATTTAGTTGTTCCTTATTACGCTACCGATCTAAAAGATTGTGAGCGAATTACTCATGTGATTAAAATGAGTGAGAATGAATTGTTAAAAAAACAACGCAGTGGTTTTTATAGAGATGTAGAAATTGCTCCGTCCCAAATGGATGATGACCAAATTGAATCTAAATATCAAGAAATAGAAGGTGTTAGTCCCTCAGCAGACAAAGACTATCAATTTAATATTTTAGAAATGCATGTTGATTTAGATTTAGAAGAGTATGAAATTGAAGACGCACCAAAAAATGTTAAAGTTCCTTACATTGTTACGATTGATGAAGGCTCTTCACAGATTTTAAGTATCTACAGAAACTATCAGCCTTTTGATGAAACCTATAAACGCAAAGAATATTTTGTACATTTCAAATTTTTACCAGGTTTAGGGTTTTATGGCTTTGGTTTAATTCACATGATCGGTGGTCTAAGTAAAACTGCCACTGCAGCATTAAGACAATTACTTGATGCAGGGACTTTAAGCAATCTCCCTGCTGGTTTTAAGTCTCGTGGCATAAGAATCAGGGATGAAGATCAACCATTTCAACCTGGTGAGTTCAGAGATGTTGATGCACCTGGTGGAAATATTAAAGATCAGTTTCAATTTTTACCATTTAAAGGTCCTGATGCCACATTATTCAGTTTATTACAGTATTGCGTAGCTGCAGGACAGCGTTTTGCGTCAATTGCTGACATGGCAATAGGTAATGATACACAAAATAGAGCCGTGGGCACTACAATTGCTCTCATGGAGCGTGGCTCAAGGGTCATGAGTGCCATTCACAAGCGTTGTTACTATGCTATGAGACAAGAATTTAGGTTATTAGCCAAAGTTTTCTCGACATATCTACCACCTTTGTATCCTTATGCTGTTTATGGAGGTAATCGCTTCGTAAAAGTTGCTGATTTTGGTGATGAAGTTGATGTTATACCTGTTGCTGACCCTAATGTCTTTTCTATGGCACAAAAAGTCACGCTTGCACAGACACAGTTACAGATTGCACAGTCAAATCCTCAAATTCACAATGTTCGAGAGGCGTATAGACGAGTTTATGAGGCGTTAGGTACAAAACAGGTCGATGCGTTGTTAAAACCTGATGAAATACCACAACCTTTAGATCCAGCGATTGAAAATGCAAGAGCTTTACAGATGAAAGTACCAAAAGCGTTTCCTTTACAAAGTCATGATGCACATATTATGGCTCATTCTTCTTTTATTCGCACACGCATGGTGCAAATCAACCCTATGGTTTATGCTTTATTGCAAGCTCATATTTCTGAACACTTATCATTCAAGGCTCGTGGTCAGGTATTACAGATTATGGAGAAAATGCCTGAGTTTCAGGAGTTAGCTAAGGTTAATATGGAAGCGTATCAAACTTATACAGAGTCTATGGTTGCAGAAAGAGTAGCTGCATTGACTGTCGAGCTACAGGAACTTGAAAGAATGAATGATGCTAACAAACAAGACCCATTAGTTCAATTAAAACAACAAGAGATTGATTTAAAAGCTATGGATATGCAACGAAAAGTTGGTGAATTTGTTAGTGAGTCTGATAGAAAATCAAATGAGTTTGAACAAAAAATAGATTTAGAAAAAATGAAAAGAGAAGACGCTGAAGATTCTTCAAGAGAAAGAATTCGTGTTGCTGATGAGAAGTTAGATGTTGCACGAGCCAAGGTTCTTAAAGAATTAGAACAGGAGCCAAAAAATGAAAAATAAAAAAGAAGAAAAAGATGTTTATAAATATAATTATCATTGGCAACTTACACCGACATGGAGTCAATGGATAAAAGTGGAGGAAAAAGATGAAAGGTAAACGCTTCGGACCTCCTCCAAAAAAAGGACCTCAGCCACAAGGGATGCAAGAAGGAGGTCAAAGTCAAGGTGAAAAGTTTGTAGAATTTTTTGGTCAACAGTTTAATCAGAATAAAGATAAAGTTATTAAAGAAGCCATGACAGGTTTATTTAAAAAAGATTTCCAACAGCGTTTTGAAAATTTAATGAATCAAGCACAAAGTGATTTTTACCAACAAGAGGGAATAACACCTTATAAAATGAATTTTGTTGCTTACAATCCTAAAAAAGAAGAGACAGGTATTTCAACTAAAGAAACTATGGGTTTAAAAAAAGGTGGAACAGGTTGCCCTCATAGAGAAAATGGTATAAAAAGTGATATAAAAGGAATATCTGACATTCAGGTTAAAGGCAAAAAATTTATAGGAATTAAGTGATAAAAGGTGATTCATCAGAATACGATCTGATAACAAAACACATAAATAGTTTAAACATTGAACAAGTCACTATGACTTGTGAAATTGGGTTAAGGGAAGGGTTGGGATCAAAAGTGATCATGGACGCAGTTCGTGAACACAAACCACAAATATATAAACATATTGCTATTGATCCTTATAATAATTTAAGTTATCAACATTATGATAACGAAGCTTTTGTTGTAGCTGGTTACACTGAAGAAATGAAACAACAAACTGTTTCTGAACTGTATAAAAATTATCCTGAGTTTGATTTTTATCATATGACAGATAATTATTATTTTAAAACTATGCATGAGGGACATCAATTTAATGTTGAAAATAATTTAATGTTATATGGTTTGTATAAGGTGGTGCACTTTGACGGACCTCATACGACAAAAAATGTTATTGATGAATTAAATTTTTTTATACCTCGTGCAGATTCAAAAGCTCTATTTATTTTGGATGATTACCAAGACCTACAGATGGGTATTGTCGACATGCTTTTAAAGACTTATAATTTTAAAGAAGCTGAAAAAGGCGAAAATAAAATTATTTATCAAAAGGAGATATGATGTTTACAGCGATATTAGGTCCTGTTGCAAGTTTGGCAAAAACATGGATAGAGGGCAAACAAAAAAAAGCACAACTAAAAAGTCAAGTTGAGCTGACTAAATTAGAAGCGACAAAAACTAAAATTGAAAAAGATGGTAATTGGGATGAGTCAGCTATGAGAGCATCAGACAATTCATGGAAAGACGAAGCCTGGACGCTTACCTTTATTTTTATCCTTTTTGCGTCATTTTTTCCTGCTCTTCAACCTTATATGCAACAAGGGTTTTTATTTTTAAAAAACGATTGTCCTGATTGGATATCCTATGGCATGTTAGCTTCGATAGCAGGATCTTTTGGACTCAAAGGTATTGCCAAGATTAGAAAATAATTTAAAATGTTTTAAGTGGACTGCGGTCACAATGACAACCAGCACTTCTAACAAAGGGAGATAATTATGTGGTCAAAACCAATAATTACAGAAATTTCTGTTGGTCTAGAGATTAACAGTTATGCCTGTGCTGAAAAATAATTTAATGGGAGCTCTTATGCTCCCATTATTTTTTTGTGATTCTGCTTTTACAAAAAATTACAAATGGTCAGGTAAAGGTCAATTGTATGATGATAGAAATCAATACCATGTAACTTGTAGATTAACAAAAGAAAAAAGAGTTGATCCTTTTTTTGGCGAAGACTCCGTAAAATGTTTTTACATATGCACAGATAAAGAGATTATGGTTGTTACAACACATAGTGATCATGTATGCGAAAGGCAAATAGCGAGTCCAAGGGGGGAAAAAAGAGATTGGCGAAACAGATTAAAATATTAACTTTGAAAGATTGTAGTGGTGAACGATTTCCAAAACTTAGAAATAATAGAATGCCCTATAGGAGTCCTGTAATATATTATGGTAAAAAAATTTCATAAAGTAGAAGTAGTATTTGTAAAAAGAAAAAAAAGAAGGTATAACAAAAATGGACTTACACATAGAAAAAAATTAGGACCTAAGTCACATTTAAGACATGCTTGATATTGAAACAATACAAACAATTAGACATTACATCAGAAAAGAAATTGATAAAACTAAAGACCATATTTGCTATGGTATAGACAAGTTGGACAATCTACATTATGCTAAAGGCAAGCTCGCAGCTCTAGAAGCTGTGCTTCAGGATCTTAAAGACCTGCAAAATAGAGAGGATGATGTAGATGACATTGATCAAACCTGAAAAAAAACTTGTCGTTCCACCGAATGATGAGGACGAACCTTTAGTTCCAAAAGGTGCAAAAGAAGTGGAACAATATCTTAAAGTATTACCCAAACCAGTAGGCTATAGACTTTTAGTTAGACCTTATCAACCAAAAGAAAAAACTAAAGGTGGTCTTTATTTAACAGAGAAAACTCTTGAAACGCAACAACTTACCACTGTCGTTGGTTTTGTTGTGAAGTTGGGTGACCTTTGTTATAAGGATAAAAATAAATTTCCTACAGGACCTTGGTGTAAAGAGGGACAGTTTGTTGTTTATGGACGATATACTGGAGCTCGATTTAAAACAAAATATGGTGAACATCGTATTTTGAACGATGATGAAATCATTGGAACTATTAATAAACCAGAGGACATCCTCGCATTATTCTAGGAGTAATTTATGGCTGAGAACAATAAAGTTGAACTTGACACTGATGATGTTAATGAGACAGATATTGCTATTGAAGAAAAAGAAAAAATAGATACTAAACCTGAAATAGGTGAAGTTGATTTAGGGTATAGTGACCCAATAAAAGCAAGCACTAAATCGAAAGTAGTCGATAAAGAAAAAGAAAAAACAGACAACGAAACAGAAGAAAAACCTGAACAAGAAAATCTTAATCAAGTTACTGAGAATGTTCAGAAAAGAATTGACCAACTGACTCGTAAATTTAGAGAAGCCGAGAGAAGAGAGAAAGCTGCTTTAGATTACGCTAAGGGTTTACAAAAAAAATATTCTGATGTTGAAAAAAGATCATCTGTAATTGATGATAATTATGCAAAAGAATTTGATGCTAGGATTGATGCTCAAAGAGAACAAGTAAAACATAATTTACAAGTTGCTATTGAAGCTAACGATTCGAAGGCAATCATGGAGGCAAATGATAAATTAACTCAGTTGTCTGTTGAAAAAGAAAAAGCAAGAATACTTCAAGAACAAAGAAAACAAGAAGAAGAGCAAAAAAAAGAACAACCTGTTGAGCAAAAAATTCAACAACCTGAACAACAACCTGTTGAAAAACCACAAGCTAGTCCTAGAGCTAAAGCTTGGGCAACAAAAAACGCTTGGTTTGGTCAGGACAAAGCAATGACAAACGCTGCCTTTGGTATTCACGCAGACTTAGTTGAGCAAGGGTTTGACCTTGAGTCTGATGAGTATTACAATGAAGTAGATAAACAAATGAGGGGATACTTTCCTCAAAAGTTTATGAATGATAACAAACCGATACAAACTGTAGCTTCTGCTGGAAGAAAACAGTTAGGTCGCAAAACTGTGACACTCACTCGATCACAGGTGGCTATAGCCAAAAAATTAGGAGTGCCACTAGAAGAATACGCAAAATTCGTGAAGGAGTAAAATTATGAATGAAACTATTAAAAGAACCTCACGCAGTTCAAGTGAAACAAAAAGCGTCAGAAACAAACCTTGGACTCCTCCATCAAGTCTAGATGCACCTCCTGCACCTAAAGGATATGTACATAGATGGATAAGAACTGAATTCATGGGTCAAGAAGATACAGGTAATGTATCTAAAAAACTCAGAGAAGGATGGGAATTTGTGAGAGCTGAAGAAATTAAAAACAATCTTGGTGATCATGATTATCCAGTAATCCGTAAGGGACAGTATCAGGGGTTAATTGGGGTTGGTGGTCTTGTGTTGGCAAGAATACCTGAAGAAATAGTCGAACAACGCAAGCAGTATTTTAAGAATGTTACTGCTGATCAAGTTAAAGCCGTTGACAACGATATTTTAAGGGAACAACGACCTGAGATGCCTGTTAACATTAACAGACAATCTCGTGTAACTTTTGGTGGTGGTCGTAAATCATAATTTTTTGATTAAAGCCATCTCTGTAAGTAATTGTTTAATATTAATGCCTAATTAAAAGGAGAAACTTATTATGGCTAATGTAAGTGAAAAGTTTGGTCTTAGACCTTATAAATCGCTCAATGGTGCTCCGTGGAATAACGCCCAAAATAGGTATACTATTGCAAGCAATTATGGTACAGCAATTTTCCAAGGAGACTTGGTTGTTCCAGTAGCTGCTGGTAACATTGAGAGATACGATGTTACAGCAAGTAGTGGTGCTGTAAAACCCATAGGAGTTTTCAATGGTGTTTTCTATACGGATCCAACCACGAAGAAACCCACATTTAGTAATTATTATCCTGGTAGCATTGTTGCCAGTGATATTGTTGCAAATGTAATTGATGATCCAAATACATTGTTTTTAGTTGATTCAGATGACGCTTTTACAAGAGCAGGTCTGTTTATTGGTTATAAAACAACAAATGTAACTGGTAACACAACAACTGGCATATCTAAAGTGCAATTAGATACGAGCTCTGCAGATTCTACGAATGCAATTCCATTGCAAGCTGTAGATATATGTCAGGATGTTAATAACGAGGACACTAGTGCTGCAAACGCAAACATTATTGTTCGTATACAAAACCATTTTCTGAATCCACCTGCTGCTGCAGGGGATACAGGCGTATAAGGGAGATTTATTATGGCTATTTCAAGATCACAATTGGTCAAAGAGCTAGAGCCTGGTTTAAATGCTCTCTTTGGCTTAGAATACAATCGTTATGAAAACGAACACGCAGAAATCTTTACATCTGAAGCATCTGATAGAGCTTTCGAAGAAGAAGTAATGCTTAGTGGTTTCGGTAGTGCTCCAGTAAAAGAAGAAGGTAGTGCAGTCACTTTTGACCAAGCTACAGAATCTTTCACTGCGAGATACACTCACGAAACAATCGCTATGGCGTTTGCTATCACTGAGGAAGCAATTGAAGATAATCTTTATGATAGATTAGCTGCAAGATACACAAGAGCTTTGGCTCGTTCTATGGCAAACACTAAACAAGTGAAAGCTGCAAATGTACTTAACAATGCATTTAATTCAAGCTTTGCTGGTGGTGATGGTGTAGAACTTTGTTCAACTGCTCATCCAATCGCTACTGGTGGTACATTCGCAAACGAATTATCAACAGCAGCAGATTTATCAGAAACTTCATTGGAGCAATCTCTAATCGATATTGCTGCATTTGTTGATGAGAGAGGTCTAAAAATTGCGATGCAGGGTGTTAAACTGATTATTCCAAAAGAACTTCAGTTTACTGCTGAGAGAATTTTAAGGTCACCTCAGAGAGTAGGTACTGCTGATAATGATATTAACGCTATGGCTTCTATGGGTATGATGCCACAAGGTTATAGAGTTAATCATTACTTGACAGATACTGATGCTTTCTTTATTATGACGGATGCACCTAACGGAATGAAACAATTCGTTAGAAGTCCTATCAAAACTGCTATTGAAGGAGACTTTGATACTGGTAATGTTAGGTTTAAGGCGAGAGAGAGATACTCTTTTGGATTCTCTGATCCAAGAGGAATTTTTGGCTCACCTGGTGCAGCTTAAATTTTTTTTTCTTCGTAAAAAAAAGGGGACGAAAGTCCCCTTTTTTGTTTAGTTTTATTTTTTGATTCTAAAACATTTGCTCTACAGGTTTAATTTTTTTGGTTTTTGGACAAACTACCCCAGACCATACAAATTTGGCTGTTGTCCATTTAATTGTTTCTACAAATTCTGCAACATGAATATCATCAATACCACATTGTCTAGTCAAAGTTAAAAAATTCCTTAAAAGAAATCTGTGAACAGTCCATGACATACCTGACTCATACAATTCAACTTTATTTATTTGATCTAAATCACCAGTTCTTAGTTTGATACCCCATTTAGAAATATGGTTTACTATAAAATCTTCACCAGTATCTATGTATTCACCAATTTTTTGATCCCAAGTCTGAGCAATTGCAGTATCTAAATTATTTTTTAGTTTAAAATAAAGCATAGTTGGATTTGTATTTATATTTTTTTTCATTTTTTTTTCTCCGTTAAATTAATATTATCTTATTTATATAGTATTTTAGATGTGATGCCAACACATTATCTACTTATTAAACGATTTAGAATCTTAAATGGTTCAAATTTTTTTTCCATCTACTAAAACATCGCTATGTGTTTCTATAACTACTCTAGCACCACAACTTAATATTGGTTTGTTATTCCCTCCATATAATACTTTTGATTCACCGAGGATAGTTACTTCGTGTCCGTAGATATTTTGTTTACTTGTTTTAACTGTTATTACAGGTTCATTTAAGTTATTTTTTAAATTACTTCTTATTTTATGTTGATTTATGTGTATATATTTTTTTGTCATTTTTGTTTACCTTCCCAAAAATAAATAACTAAACCTAAGATCATATAAATTAAAACTATTTCCATTTTTTTCTCCTAAATAGGTTTCCTACTAGATACCTTTATCAAAGTTTCTTTAATACCATCAAACTCACTATGCTTTTTTATAACAGCATTGAATTTAAGAAATTTATTTTCAACTAATTCTTTTTTATCGTTAAGAAAATAATTAAAGATTGAAGAATTACTAAATGACTTAATAACTTGATTATCCTTAGTAGCCATAATAAATAAAGTTGTACCACCCCATTCATTATCTATAAATTTAGCATCAACCAATTTAACTTCTAAAATTTCTTTTTCTCCAACAGTACCAATGTGTTTAAATTTAGCTTTCT